TGCTGTGCCCCAACGTGTGGTTCAAAACTTGGACACATGCCAACACTTGGGCTTGAATTCAGACCGTCAGCTGGAGTTCTTCCTCCTAATTTCAATGTAAATTTAGTGACAAGTGACAAACCAACTGAAACTCCTGGAGCTGCCGACCTCCCATCCCAATGGGGATGGATAAATAGGGAAGGTGAATTCTCGTGGCTCACCCTGTTTAAACTCTTGTTGGCTCTTCTGATTGTTGTTTTGGCATCGCTGATACTGGCTTAAAGGAACGATGCCACCATATAGTATAAATGGCTGCCCCACTGACACTCGAGGACCTGGCAAAGGAGATCAAGTCTCTGCGCAAGGACGTTCGCAAGATCCGCCAGCATCTGGAGGATCCCAACGGCGAGAAGGCCAAGGCTCGCGCCGCCAGCAATGGTTTCAGCAAGCCTCAGGTTGTGACCGAGAAGCTGCGCAGCTTCCTGGGTCTGGCTGCCGAGGAGAAGATCTCCCGTGCCGATGTGACCAAGCGCATCAGCGCCTACCTGACGGAGAAGGGCCTGAAGAATGGCAAGAATATCACTCTGGACGCACCACTGAAGGACCTGCTGAACCCCCCAGAGGGCATTCAGGTCACCTTCATGAACATCCAGAAGTATATCAGCCCTCACTACGTGAAGGAGCCTTCCGACAAGGTCACCAAGCCAAAGGCACCCAAGGCGCCCAAGGCCGAGGCGGCCGCCGAGCCCGCAAAGGAGAAGGCTTCCCGCCCAAAGGTCGAGAAGAAGGTTGCCAAGGCTTAAAACCTTGGTGCCTAGTAACATAAACAATGGAACCAGCACCGACACTTGATGTATCACTGATAAACTCACTTGTCGGAACAAAAATTAAAAACACTGACTTGTACCAGCGCGCACGCACGCACAAGTCAGCCCTGAAACGTTATTCAGGACTGACTGGTTCGTACGAAACACTTGAATTTATGGGCGATTCCGTCCTAGGATTTATTATTACTAAACACTTATTCGATCAATATGAAAAGGAGCAGGAGGGCTTTCTGACCAAGGCCCGGACGAAGATGGTCCGAGGTAAAACTCTGTGCGAAATTTCTAAAAAATTGGGACTTCATGAGCTTATTTTGATGGACGAAAAGGGTCAGCGTAACAGCTGGAACACAAACCCTAACATCATGGAGGACGCTTTTGAGGCGCTCGTTGGTGCCATCTACCTTGATCTCGGTATGATCCATGCGAAGCGGTTTGTTCTGGATTCCTTTACGAAGGTTGAGACTAACCTGACGGATGACAATTACAAAGATCAATTGATGCGCTGGTGTCAGGCTCTCAAGATGCCCCTTCCAGAGTACCGGATAATTGGCAACACGAATGGTATGTTCTGTGTTCAGCTAGTAGTGGATGGTCTAGAGTGCGGTTGTGGTTTCGCAACTTCAAAGAAAGAGGCTGAACAAAACGCTGCTCAATTACTACTTAAGACGGATATTCGATTTAAAAATAAGCAGATCCCAACAAATGGATCCAAAAATCAAGGAACTGATAGAACGGACGTACCACGAACAGCGGAGCCCCGAGTGGCTTGCGCTGCGTGAAAATATGCTCACGGCAAGCGACGCTGCAACTGCTCTCGGTGTCAACCCGTACGAAACACCTGACGGGTTGTTGATAAAAAAGTGTGGAGGGCGCAAGTTCAATGGAAATGAAGCAACTAGCCGTGGCACGATCCTGGAACCAATTGCCCGCGACAAGTACGACGCCATGTACAACCGTAAAAGCCATGAGATTGGGCTCGTCCAGCACCCAAAGTACCCCTTTCTTGGTGGATCACCTGACGGCATCACCGAGGACGGCTTGCTTATTGAGATCAAGTGTCCAATGACGCGCAAGATCGAACCCAAGGTGCCCAAGTATTACATTCCCCAAATTCAATTACTTTTGGAAATTCTGGATCTTGAAGAGTGCGACTTCATCCAGTACAGGCCACCCACTGACTTGCCTGAGGAATTTGTAATTGTAAATGTGAAAAGAGATCGTGAATGGTTTGCGAGATCCCTTCCGGTCATGGAGGCGTTTTGGCAGCGCGTAGTGGAGGGTCGGGCTAACGGTTTCAGGTGTGAAGTGGTGGACGAACCTGCTTTAGAGTTTAAAAATCCTATATGTGAAGTAGTAGAAGATGGGGTGCACAAAGTGCCGGAAGAAGGGGGTGACCCTCAAGTGTAGGGACTGTTCTGGTGAATTTTGCACTGGCTGCATTCAACTTGAGACGCACATGTGTCCCATGTTGAGTGCCCGAAAGCAAATTGAAAAAAATGACCTAAGTTCAAAACTCGTCAAAGTGGAAGCATCAAAGGTAATTAAAATTTGACAGTCTTAACCACCACTATACCAATGATAACGAGAATGAGAATAACAAGAAGACGGCTATCTTCTTTATGGGCCCGGACAGCTGGACGGTCTGGACGGTCCCATGTAACAACGCCGTTGTCCAACTCATATTTACGGGCGGGAAACATGCGAAACGGTGCTGGATCAACACTCACCTCTTTAAGGTACATGGGGCCTGAACGATTGAGATCAAGGGGGTTGAAGTGGTCGAGGGCTGGGTTTTCATCAGTGTAAGTCTGAGGCACTTCATCAATCTGTGTAGTGTACGACCCATCCATAAAGTCTTTATAGAAGCCATCAGTCGGAACACCAAATGTGTTCGTCCAGGTATACGCGTTAAATCCATCAATTTGGAGGCGGTCATCTATCAAGGCTGCACTCGCCATTACTTTACCTCTACATTATTTTCCTTGTAAAATTTTGTCTGGGCCTTCTGGCGATGGAGTTCCCACATTTCATCTAGGTCAATCTTCAACATGGAAGCTAGTTGAAATAGATAACTAAATACGTCACCCATTTCCATGACCACATCTGTTCCCCGATCTTTCTTCAGACCCGTCTTGCGATAAATTCGATGGGCCTGACGGATGCTCGACGCAAGTTCCCCCATCTCCTCATTGAGCAACATCCAGACAATGCTCACTGGAGCTTTGTCCCAACCTTTTTGTTTACATAGTTCAGCAGTCTCGTCACGATAACGGTTCATCTTATAGTGTCATGGTTCTAGACTTTTAAGCTCTAATCTTACCAATTTCTTTATGAAATCTAAACACGAATACAGCAGCTATAATTAATGCAATAATTTCAGACCCCAGGTGAATAGCCTTGATTTCTTTTTCGTTTGCCGTCTTGGATTTGGCCCATGGTTCAATAACAGTGACCCCCATCAATTGTATTATTCTGTCTATGGTAAAGAATATCAAAAAACCGGCAAGGATGTCATCTAGATTTCTCATAGTTAACTTATGTCCAGAATATTTTCAATACTTAAATTAATGGCGAACACAGGAGGAACGCCGACCGCAACTCCTCAAAGGGGACCTAATATGGGGGTGATAATTGCAGTCGTACTAATTATAATTACAGTTGTAGTCGTATCCGTCTATTTTACTAACGTGGCGTGCCCGTCATGGGGAAACGCATGCCCTGTATCGACCGCAGAAGTGCCCGTGTCCGTGTCCTTGACGGTGCCAACGCCCACGTCTGCACCGACCCCCACACCCACTTCGGCGCCAGTGCCTGCAACGCCACCTGGAACCACCCAGTACAATTTCATAGGCGCGTCTCAGTCACAGGCCGTAACTGGCAAACTCTTTATACCCCTTGTGTCGGTCTACGGAGACTACTATACCACTTACGCGAGAGACAGTGCGTCGACAAATTCATCAATCTCTATTGTGAAAAGAGATCATTCAGGTGTGAACACATGGGGCATATCACAGGACACTGGGTCTGGACGTGGAATGGGCAACTATAAATTTGCCAAGATTGACAACAACATAATGAAAATTACAAACATCAGGTCATACTCAATTGACGGCTATTTTATAGATGCGTCAGGTAATGGGATACCAAGTCCATATACAGATGACGGGCACGACATTAAACACTTTGATTTGGGCGATTACGGCACTCTTCAAGGAGCAAGTGCCCTGCCTGATGCCAACCTCCCTCGGGAATACGTTCCCAAAACTTATGGATGCCTGAATGATGAGGCGGCGTCCGGGGAGAATTGCACCATTCCCGCAAGTTATACAGGTTACCAGCAGGGGTTTACTAGCATGTTCGAAGACTGGGCCGTAAATCCAAACGATCCCACGAAAAAACAGAGATCACGTGGGTTCTGCCCGTACGGATACAACGTGGCACCCGCTTCACTGGGTGGGGCGCCAAATAAATGCTCCTACATCGCCAAGACACTCAACCCATCCACACCGACTGCACCGGGTCTCGAACCCGGACCGGTTCCTCCAGCACCTGTAACCACTGGGCCAGCCACCTCGTGCCCGTGTGGCAAACATCTTGAGCGCGGT